TTAATGTAAAGATCCATGAGATCAAGAATTGTTATTTCAAATTCTAAAACTCTTACTTTTTTTGCAGAATATTTTGTTTTGGATAGAGTAACTCCTAAAAAACTTTGAATTCCATTTAATTTTTTATCAATTATTGGATCATTTCTATAAGGCATCCCAAGTGTAAGTTGCATTATCCTCTCCTCATTTTAGAAATTTCAATGGCTTCTTTATCGCTAAAAATCGGAACGGCATTACTTTTATGCATAGTGCCGATGCCGAGAATTTTTGTCCCTGTATATTGAGGAGAAGGTTTGCTTGAAACTGCTCCAGTAGTCCATGTGCTCAAACTTTTAGGTTTCGGCTCGTTTGCACCTCGATAAGTTGGGCTAGGAGTATTCCAAATAGGTGCTGTCATAGCACGTTTACGCTTACGTTCTTCTTGTTCAATACCCCATTTCTTTTGGATTTCTTTCCAACTATCGTTGAGTTCACGAGCACGTTGAGCTTCGGCAGCAGAACGGAATTTTTGCTTTCCCTTCTTTTTACCATTAAGACTAAGAGAAGGATGATGAAGATGCATGGTCATAACAATACTCCAAAGTGGAATATATTATAACATATAAAAATTAATAAGTCAAATATTGCCAATGATAAAACGTTTGTATTACTTTTTTATCTTCGGAACAAATTAATGTATCTCTCCAATGTGGATTTCTTGTCCCTAAGCAAGCTATACCCGTTCCTACTGGAGTTAAGTATGGTGTTGCATTATCTCTGTAAGTTTGGGTCGGTAAATCATTAGTCCATAATGTATCTATTTGTATATTAGATACATACATTGGCCAATCAAAATCTATATTAGAGTATAGACAAACAGATAGTGTGATATCTAATCCTGGCTTATCAGTATGTATTTTTAGTTCTTTACCATTAGAATAAATTCTAGTGTAATTATTTCTGAATATTATATTAGAACCATAGTCATTAGAAATAAGATCATGTAGAAAAGGCACAAAACATAATGCTTCAGGTAGATCATAAAATCCATCAGCACCAAATGAGTATATTGATGTTTCTACGTCTGTGAGTTTATCTCTAAATTTTTTTAACATGCCGTCGGCAATATATTTAGATTGCCGATCATTAAAAAGAGAATTATAAAATTTTATCATGATAAAATCAAACCCGCTGTTAGCGGGTTTAAATCACTATATGTTAAAACCCGACGCGGACTCCGACTCCCCAGGCAGTTTCCTTAATGTCCTGGAAGCTCTTGCTCCAACCTGCATTAACAGAAACGCTCTTGGTAAGATTTTTACTTACACCGGCAAAAGTAACTGTTTGAGCAGGATTCTTATCGTTCCAATTTACACGAGTCTTAGCACCTGCAAAAGCATATACAGGACCAATAGGCATACCAGTGCTAGCACCGACTAGACCATACTGGAAGCTACGTCCTCCGTTAAAACCGTTATCGTGGCCAACTCCGCCAAAAACGTTAACCGGACCTAATTGTTTTCCAACGGTACCTTCTAGGCTGTTAACCATGCCGCCGCCGTCAAAGGCAGCAGTGCGAACCTGAAGGCCTAAATTTAGCCCGTATGCATCAACTCCTGCTCTTACATATTGAGCATGTGATACAACATTAGTTTTGTCGTCTTTAACACGATCAACATCTAAGCTAACATAATTAGCAGCAGATGCTGTGATAGATGTTAAAGCAATTGCCAATGATAAAATAGTTTTCTTCATATTAAGTTTTTCCTCTTTAAAAAAATTATTTATAAAACGCAGGATCTATACGATGATGATTTTCTACAATATCTTCATGCCAATACTCACCTGCAGTTTCCGCGACATAATCGTAGTGATATTCTCCATTTGGAAATTTTTTATACCACGAATATTTTAAGTTTTTAGACACAGGATACATATACTTGTGTCTAATTTTTAACCATTCTTCTATTGTTTCTTTTCTTTTCTTTGGATTTACCCAATAGAATTCATGTTCACTAATAAGATAGTCGTAAGGTTGTTCTAAGAACATTTTAACAGGTTGACTAAACTTTGAATAATACATAGCTCCTATATATAACTCCGGAAATAAATTCCCCCAAGACGGATGATAATTAGAATTAATGAATGGTATATCAAAAAGATTAATCATATCTTCTTTTGCACCCGCAAAAATTTGATCTCTTGGAGCAAATAAAGGACATGCCGTTAATCCTAATACAAAAATTTTATTTTTATTCCAATAATTAGTAAAGAACTTTAACCATGACTCGGGATTTTTAATTAAGATATCAGTTCTTACCTTAATAACAAATTCAGTAGAAGCTTGTTGACAGCCAGTTAAACTTGATCGTAACTGACAGTTAATATTTCCCGGTCCTGTAATTTCCGGTAGAGGGCTTTTGATGATTTGAATACCATCGACTTCGACTATTTCGTTATCCCAGGTAGATAGAATAATATGCTTGAAATATTTTTTATATGTTTCTATAAAAGATAGTGTCCACTGATCATACAAATTTCCTTGTATCACTAATGTTGTATTATTTTTATTAAACATTTTAATTTTCAATAATACTAAATATCGGACAAGGAACTACTAACTTTCCACCTGATTCTAAATATTTAATTTCTCTCTTTGTAAACTCATCAATAAAATGCCAAGGTAATACTAAAGCATAATCTGGATTTACTTTACGCATTTCATCTTCGCTGATAATAGGAATTAATGTTCCTACAGTTTTTAACCCAAACTTATAAGAGCTACGTTCTGCAATCGCAGTAATATAGGTCGAATCTAAACCAAAATATTGAAGAAGAGTATTTCCTTTTGTGCTAGCGCCATATCCATAGATTTTTTTACCTTGATTTTTGGCATTTTTAACAAATTCAACAACTTGTTGTTTAAGTGTTTCAAGTCTTTGTCCAAACTTTTCCCAAACTGCAACATCTCTAATATTACAAACATTTTTTTCATATTCTAATATAGATGCAATTCTAACATCACAGACATCACGAAATGGAGCTGTTCCAAAAGATGACTTGTTAGCACCAGCTTTTTGAAGGTAAATTCTAAAACTTCCACCATTGGTGTCATTTAAGCTGCAATCGACTAGTTTAAATCCGTGATCTTCGAATAATTTCTTAATGCTAGTTAAATCATAATAATATACATGTTCATGGCAGATATTATCGAACGCCATTTGCTTAATCATTAAAGGAGTGTAACTCATTTGTAAGACTAGAATACCGTCATCATCGAGCACACGATATAAATCTTTTACAAAAGGTCGAGGATCGTCTAGATCATAAAACATTGCTATACAAGTAATGACTTTAGCAGTTTGGTTTTTATTGCCGCAACGTTCCCATGCATCATAATTAAAATAATCTTGTATAACTGTTGCTACTTGACTGCTCTCTTTATAATAAGAGTCATTACAGGGATCTATTCCGTATTTAGAAATGTAGTTAGGCACTGCTTTTAATAACGTACCGTCGTTACAAGCAATATCAAGCCATTTGTCCCCTTCTGTTAATTTTACTCGAGATGTGATTTCATTAACGATCCCTTGCAATTCTTTAATCATACTAGCATTAATGCCACTTCTATACCAATATTGTCCCCACATAGATTCTGCAGGTGCAATATCGTTTAATCTAGCAGCGCCAATATTATCATCTAGATAAAGATCTAGACTATACTTTTTTCTATTTTCTAAATCAGTGTCATTTTTTAAAAAATCACTTACATAGTAAGATCCTAGTTCTAATATTTTTTTCATCTTTATTCTCTTTATTTGTGTATTAAAAGCAAATCATTGGGGTTCTGATTATATTTTGCCTGTCTTTTTATATCTAATGCAACTAATTTATCTACTAAATTTAAATCAACGTACCAATCTTCATAAGGACTTCCGTGATGTAGCACATCACCAATAATTAATTCATATCCGTGTTTTTGTAACAAATTTCTACTTTCTTCTCTTACCTGAGGACCGGATCCTCCTTGATATAAATCAGTTTCAAAAGTTATAACAGCAAATCGATATTTTTCTAATGGTAATTTTTTTAAAGCCATAAGAGTGTTATCACTCGGTTCTATATCTAATTGCAGATAATCAATAACATTTGTATTGTAATGTTCAGCTAATAAAACAGTGTAATCTAAAGTTAATGCATTGTGGGCTAAAAATTTGTTATTAGGCCGTAACTGTTTCCAATTATCTTTATACTGATCCAACAATTCAATACTTAATCCATTCCAATTTAAATGTTTTGACATTAAGTATGTATTATTACCATTGTCTGGCCACTGAGCTCCTATCTCTAAATAAGTGCCGTTCTTTTTTCCTTTTGTAACTGTAGAAACAAAAGTATCTTGCCATGTAAGGCTGTAGGTTTCTTGCATCGACAAACAATTCGGAAACGGATAACGATAACTCGAATTGTTCCATTGGTTTGTATACATGTTTGACATGTGTGTTGTTGCCTTTTTTTATGTTAAAAGTTTTGTCTTAGAATGTCTAATTCAGTGCATTCTTCCCCAAATTGGATCTCAAGTAATCTTAATGGGTTATCTGTTTCGTTAGATAAACAATGCCAATTATTTTTTGGGATCCATATATCTTGATGTTCACCAAAAACACCTAGTAGTTTTTTATTTCCATTTTCAAAAGTATATACTGTAGCATATCCTTCAGCTACAAACCAAAATTCTGATCTGAGCTCGTGTTTTTGCATGCTTAATGAACTATTGGGATTTATGTTTAATTCTTTTACTTTAAAGTGTTTTCCAGTTTCGTGAATAACTCTGTAATTACCCCATGGTCTTTCTGTTTTAGGAGCTCTCCATTCGTCTAAAATCCATCGACTGCTATTACGTTTATCATTACCCCCAACACCAAAAACAAAAGACACTTTTTGATTACCTGCAAACGCCATTTGTTCCGGCACATTAGTATGATCTCTATCCCCGCCGTTAACAAATACAATTTCATCGTTGGGATAATTTTTTAGCAATTGGTTAATGCAATCTACACTATTATTAGTGTCGTCATTAAATTCCATTACCTTATCAACCATTTTTAAATTTTCAATTATAGCTCGACGTTCGACTATCGGCATAAATGCTCGGCCTTTTTTTCGAGTCAACCAAGAGTCACTGTTTAATCCTACGATAAACATATCTCCTAATTTAGCACTTTCTTTAAAATATTCCAAATGCCCTCGATGGATTGGATCAAACCCTCCAGTAGCTAAAACAATTTTCATTTCATTCCTTTCATCTCATGTTCACACATATCGTTAACCAGAGAACTTAAATCGTATTCCGGATACCATCCTAATGTTTGTCTAGCTTTAGTGCTATCACCTAATAACGTGTTAACATCAGCAGGACGATAAAACCGTTCATCTATGTTAAAGTAGACTTTACCTGTTTTTGAATCAATACCTTTTTCGTTAAGTCCATGACCTTGCCATACAAGATCAACTCCATGCCATTCGGCAGTTTTATTGCAAAAATCACGTACTGAAAATTGGCAACCTGTAGCCAATACATAATCGTCAGGAGTATCATGTTGTAAAATCATCCACATGCCTTTAACAAAATCTCGAGCATGCCCCCAGTCTCTTAGAGAATCAATATTTCCTAAAGAAACTACATCTTGATTACTATTCATTACATTAACAAATCCTTTGGTAATTTTTCGTGTAACAAAAGTTTCTCCTCGACGAGGACTTTCGTGGTTAAATAAAATTCCATTACAGGCAAAAATATTATAACTTTCTCTGTAGTTAACTGTAATCCAGTATCCATAGAGTTTTGCTACACCGTAAGGGCTTCGAGGGTAGAAAGGAGTTTTTTCATTTTGAGGAACTGTTTGAACGTGCCCGAACATTTCACTTGTAGATGCTTGATAAAACTTAACTAGTTTTGTATCGCTCAATGATCTAATAGCCTCAAGCAAACGAAGAACACCTAATGCATTAGAGTCAGCAGTATATTCCGGTAATTCAAAACTAACATGAACATGACTTTGTGCTGCTAGATTGTAAATCTCATCGGGTTTTACAGCCATAATAATATTTCTTAAATTAGCAGAATCCGATAGGTCGCTATAATGTAATGTAATTTGTGATCTAATTGGTGCTATATTAGGGATAAATTCAAAATTTGAATTTCTCCGAACTAGACCATGAACTTCGTATCCTTTGCTTAAAAGCAATTCTGCAAGATAAGAACCGTCTTGCCCAGTAATTCCTGTTATTAGTGCTGTTTTCATCTATTAAGTATAGCGATAATTTTTTGTATGATCAATATTTATATTGTTATTTTTTGCCATCATAAAAAAAGGCTACCTAAGTAGCCTTTTTATTTAGAAGTAAAACAAATTACTTCTTAGCTTCTTCCTTCTTAGCTGGTGCAGCAGCAGGAGCCGGTGCAGCAGGCTTTGCTTCAGCCTTCTTAACAGGTGCACTTGCAGCAGGAGCAGCAGGAGCAGCCTTCTTTTCTTCTGCCTTAGGAGCAGGGGTGTTAGCCATAGCAGTTACTGCAAAAAGAGCAGCGATCGTTGCAACGATTGATTTCATATTTTCTCCATTAAGTTAAATGAAATTACATATTTCTATGTATGTATATACTATAACGCCTTTAGAAGGAATTAACAATACATATAATAATATTTATTTTTATCAAAAAATCTAGCCAGTCTCACTATTATCTAAAAAGCTACCACTAGTCAATCTTATTTAATTTGGTTCCACACACGATCACGTATTTGTTTAGTTAACACATCAGGCAATGGAACATAATCTAGGTCTAATGCTGATTGTTTTCCATTCTTAAATGCCCAATCAAAAAACTTTAATACTTCTTGACTAGCTGCTTTGTTGTCTGGATTCTTATACATGATGATAAAACTGGCAGTTGTTACTGGCCAAACATTATCGCCCTTTTGATCTACAATACTCAATCCCATACCAGGAACACTAAACCAATCTGCTCCAGCGGCTGCTGCTGCAAATGTTAGATCATCTGGACTTACCCATTTACCACTTTTGTTTTGTAGTTGTAAGAATGTTAAATTGTTTTTCTTTACATAAGCATATTCAACGTATCCGATGCTTCCTTTTACTCTAGCTACGTTAGCAGCAACACCTTCGTTACCTTTACCGCCTACTGAAGTAGCAGCAGGCCATTTTACTGCGGCACCACGACCTACACGATCCGCCCATGCCTTACTTACTGTGGTAAGATAGTCTGTCCAATTAAATGTAGTACCGCTACCATCAGCACGATGCACTACAGTGATATTTGCATCAGGTAATTTCTTACCTGGATTAAGTGCGACAAGTTTAGGATCATTCCATTTGGTAATATCTCCCATAAAAACTTCTGCTAATACCGGACCTGTGATGCGTAATTCGCCAGGTTTAAAGCCGTCTAAGTTTACGATAGGAACTGTTCCACCGATGATAGCAGGGAATTGTACCTGTCCGTTCTTATCTAGGTCTTCACCTTTGACTGGTGCATCAGTTGCACCGAAAGTAACAGTTTTAGCGTTGATTTGACGAATGCCGCCGCTGGATCCGATAGATTGATAATTCAATCCAACACCTGTTATCTTTTTATATTCTTCTGCCCATTTAGCATAAACGGGGAATGGAAATGTTGCACCTGCCCCGGTAATATCAGCAGCATATGCAGTAATGCCAATTGTAGCTAGTAAAATTGCAAATAGTTTTTTCACCTTGTTCTCCTTTGTGTGTTAACATATTTACAATTATGTTAGCAGAAAATTGTTACAATTTTGTTACAAGTTTCTGAACTTATATCTATTCGTCTAAATATTTTACAACATCTTGTTCAAATGATGCAGTTAGTGTTACTCTTGGAAAATTCTCACCTTCACAATATACAGTATGTATTGCAGAAGTTCTCAGTATTGTAGGCGAATCTACTACTGTTTCGGCAACAGGTTTAAATTTATTTTTAAAAAATTCTGGCCAGGACTTTGTGCCCCCAGAACTTGTAATAAACAAATTACTATACGGGTGAGGCAATTCAAAGAATGCTGTTCTTGAACCTTCTACATTTAAAATTGGAAAATTTATTCTTGCTTGAACATCTTTGTTTTTCCCCACAGTATGATCGATATGCATAGTAGAATGATTTCTACTTTTTAAAACTAAAATAGCCATTTCTTTCACTGGTCCAAATTTCCTTATACCTTCGAATAATTCAGGAACAATATTTTTTATTTCATCAATTTGAATAGGATTCCAAAATGGGGCATTAAGTAAGTTTAATTTTTGTTTTGCGTATTCTAAAATATCAGGACAATAATTTTTATAATTACCTGCATTTATTTTTTTCCAATATAACATGAACGATATTTAGTAAACAAAAAGGCTACCGAAGTAGCCTTTTTTTGAAAAAACTAAAAATTACTTTTTAGCTTCTTCAGTTTTTGCTGGCTCGCTGGCAACAGGAGTAGCAGTAGCTGCCGGAGCAGGTGCAACAACTGGAGCAGAAGCAGGAGCTTCTTCTTTCTTACCACAAGCAGCAAGAGTAGCTGCGGCAAGCAATGCAAATAAAACTGATTTCATATTTTTCTCCGTCTGTAAAAAGTTATTTAGTATAAGTGTTTCTACTAATACTGTCAACCGAAGAAAATTAGTTTGATGGATCTAATCTTTTAGAATTTGAAAATTCTAATCTATTATAGTTTTCCATAAAGGATTTACTATTTCGTTCAATGGTTTCTTGAACTTCTTTAGGTTGAATTTTTATTAATTCTAAAGTTCTTACATGCATTTGAATTATTTCAGCTTTATGTCTTCGTATGTCTTGTTCAGTTTTTTCAATGTCTGCTTTTGTTTCTGCTATTTTTGCATATCGATTTTCAACCCAAAATGCACCGAATATACCGCCTACTACTAAGAACAAAGTTACCGCTAGTTCACGACTAGACATTCTTCTTAATGTATCAATAATTCCTTTAGTTTTTTCTGTATCTATTGGCATAATTAAGCATTAATAATAATACCTTGCATCATTTGTCCGTTAGGTGCTCTCATATAACATATGCTTCCTAGCGGTTGCCACTGCACAACTTGCCACCCCAAGTTGTTCATACAAATATTACCTTCGTAAATACGTAATTGAGGATTATATCTTACAGCAGCATTTACTGTAAAACTTATCAGAAACAGTAATATAATAGCAAGGTATTTCACAGTAATATTTATCAAAATTTATCAAAAGAAAAGGCTACCGAAGTAGCCCATTCTGGTTTGTTGGGTAATAAGGCCTTTCCTGCCCCATGGAGGTCACGCTGCTAGGCGCTCTTCTCCAAAATATGCATCGTTTGCATTTATAGTTTTATGCGATTAACGTTCGTCATCTAACGCATTGTCCAGTCAAATACTATATCGCCTGTCGAACCTATTTCCGGCCCATCAAAAGCACACTTGTTACCTACTGAGCGACTAACTCTCTATCAACGATAACCTTGGGTAGTCAACCAATCAAGTAATGTGCTTTTGGTGGACCGGGCGGGGAACTGCCCCCCGCGTCCAGTCAATTGTTCTTATTCCTTCATACAATGATAATTTAACGTTGATTTTTATAGTAATCATCAAGCCAAACAATGGCAGCAACAATTAACAATATTAAACAAGTTTCAAACATAGTATATATTTACTTTAGATAGATGTCAACTTTTTAGATTTTTTTGTTAGGATCCATTAATTCAAATAAGTCATTAATAGTCTCGTCTTTAATACGATCAATTGCAAATTGTATATAGTTTGAATCAATATCAAATCCTATGTAATTTAATCCTTGACGAATTGCAGCTATTGCACTAGTGCCCGAGCCCATAAAAGGGTCAACTAAAATACCAGAAGTTACTCCGCTAAATTTAATACAATTTTCAATTAATGCAACTGGAAAAGTTGCAGGATGGCTTCCCCTATGTTTTTCTCTGTTAGCAATAGTGTCATAAGGAACAAACCAAGAATTTCCTCTACATCTACGATCAGCCTTTGGCTTTGAATTTTTGAGTCTATCGGAAAATTCTTTTTCTAATTGATCTTTAGTTTCTTGAGTAGCATTTTTTTGAAAATCTTTAATATTTGCAAATCCATACTTTTTGGCTAATCTACCTTTAATCCGTCCACTGTTATCGATATTGCAATCCCACATATAAGGAACACCGATTGATAATTTGTCACAAGGAATGCTTCCTGTTTTTGTAAAATGGAACAAATGCTCCCAAGTTGGATTTGCAAATCGATTACTATTAATAGGTTTAAAATGGCCAGTAGTTACATCATCTATAGTAATACTTTTAACCCAATTGAAATTGTTTTGTAAAACAAAATGATTTCTAGCTACTTGCGCAACATCCATACCTACCCAAGGATCGATATTACTATAACCTACATTTAACCAAAAATGTCCGTCATCTTTTAAACAGTGTTTTGCAGCAGCAAACACAGAATCAAGCCAATTTAAATATTCTTGCCTAGGTTTATTATCTTTATATGTTCCATATTCAATCCCTAAATTATAGGGAGGGGATGTGGCAATAATATCAATTGATTTTGCAGGAAGGTTTTTCATACCTTCGACGCAATCTTGTAGATAAATGATATTTTTCTTCATTAAGAAATTATAACAAATTTTTATATATTTGTCAATGTTTATATTCGCTCAACCACTCGAGAACTCGACTATAAAATATGTTATTTTCAAAATTAGAAGGATACACTCTTGGCCAAATCTTTTTGTTAAAACGTTGATCTACTGAGTAATGACATATATAATGTTCGGTTGACAACGAGTTAATTCCTGGAATATAACAACAATTTTCTGCTATCATACGAACTTGTTTCTTTTCGCATGCAGCCTGTAATGCATACATTCCTCCCCACCAATGTATTAAATTTTCGTAGGGTCTATTTAATATATCTCTATGAATAGCAGTCCATTCATAAAGAATTTTTTTAAAAGTTCGAACTTTTCCTATTATAGGAACAAATCCGCCATTATAAAACCTTCCTCCATTTTCAAAATACATACTAATAATATCTCGATGTGTGGAAAGGCTTTTGAGATGCCAAGGTTCATAAACATCACTTACAATTAATTCATCATCACGAATTTGATATTCTGGATATTTACCCAAATGAAACATATCACAATCTAATACTTCTATTACAAGTTCGTCATGAAGATTCTCTATAGTCTGTGCTAGACTAGTTTGTATATTGAGAGGCACAGATACATCGTCATTTAATGTAGATGGCACATCTAAATAATCAAAAAAAGATTCAGTCATTACATAGGGTATATCCAATGGCCAATTAAAGTTTTCTTGTTTTATTTCGTGCCGATGATTTCTTTTTACTATCGAAGCAATTGCTTTAGATGCTGCTAAATCACCGTATACTTTTTTGTGATTGAACCAAAAAAGGTCTAATTGCCATTTAAAATTATCATTATAAACTGCAATGGGAATTGAAATCATTTAATTTTTTCTTTTAAAAAGGCAGACTTCCCAGGGTGTGTGGGGCCTCTGCCGAGCCTGTAGGATTCTCACCTACTGCAAGTTGCTACGCAACTATCGCCCCTGCGAAAGCATTTTTATTTACACATTTGTTAGATTATATAAACCTTGAACACCGGGACCTTTAAAATTTTTATCATTTAAAAAAGTTAATACTTGCCCTCTATTCCCTGTGCTATTAAAACTGATATGATGCCATGGTTTTTTACTACCAGTTGTTTTGTATTCTAAAATAAATTGATCAAAAACAGTGTTTTCTCTAATCCATTGAGCTCTAGTAAAATACTCTGCTTTAGTTGCTTTTGAATATTGTATATCACAGGCCATTCCTAAAGGATGTTGACTAGTTGCATTGGTGCTTTTAGAGCGAAATGAATTAGTCATAAATGCATCTGGGAATTGTTTTTTTATAGGATCATAGCAATTTATAATTAAAAATCTAAGATTATTACAAACACTTTGAACAGTCACTCCATTTTTTGGAGCGATAGAAGCAACATCATAAGAAAATAATACATTAGGTTGTTTTGTAACAGTCTTAACGTAATATTTGATACCAGTCAAAGGACTGTCATAAAGAAGTGTATCATCAACTGATGCTGCTAATTCAGCAGATCCTTCTATGTTGCCTCGACCACCTTTACCAGGAGTTAGATCCAAAGATGAAGGTATTGCTCCCTTTCCTGCATCTAACTCTTCTTGTGTAATAATACCTTCTCTCAAAAGACGTTGCTGTTCAAGATCGACTGCGGTAGGGTTTTCAGAACCATCATACGGAATAGTTGCAGAGTCAGTTGCAAATGTCGGACTAGCTAATGCATTAGCTATAGCAGCTTCTGGTCCTTGAGCATCTAACCATAATGCTGCTGGAACAAAATTTATAAAAACATTTTCACTGTGATATACATCACTAACGTGTATAACACCGTGAACTGTTGCACCCTGAACATAAGGCATAGACTAACTCCTTTAATATATTTAACGTAATGCTATGCCTGTAGTTCCTTGCATATATTGATCTGATGCATCTTTTTTGCTTGTAGCTATTACAAATATATGATTTTTCTTAAGAGTAATATTATCTTTATCTGCTAAAAACATCCAAGGCATCATACCAAGTCCTTGTGCACCTATTGTTATAGCCAACGGTTTTACAATAGTAATTTCGTCAGGGGTCTCTGAATCAAAACGTGCAATAAGTTCATCGCCATTAATAAGTTTAAGACTTACAACATCACCTGAACTAAATCCTTTATTGATTAACATAATTTTCCTTAATATCTATAAGCTTCTGATTTGTAAGGACCATCAATTTCAACACCGATATATTTGGCCTGTTCAGAAGTAAGTGTTGTAAGCATAGCACCTATCTTATCTAAATGCAACCTTGCAACTTTTTCATCAAGGTGTTTTGGCAATGTATATAACTGTCCGACATTATAATCTTTATAATTATTCCATAGTTCAATTTGTGCTAATACTTGATTAGTAAAGCTATTGCTCATAACAAAGCTCGGATGGCCCGTTGCACATCCAAGATTAACTAAACGTCCTTTTGCTAATAGAATTATTCTTTTTCCGTCAGGAAATATAACATGATCTACTTGTGGTTTAATCTCATCCCATTTGCAATCAGCCAATCCGGCAACATCGATTTCATTATCAAAGTGTCCAATATTGCAGACAATACTTTGATCTTTCATTTTGTTCATATGCTCACGAGTAATGACATTTACATTACCTGTTGCAGTTACAAATATATCAGCTTTATCGGCAGCATAGTCCATGGTGACAATTTTATAACCTTCCATTGCTGCTTGTAGTGCATTAATGGGGTCGATCTCAGTTACCCAAACTTGTGCAGACAATGCTTTTAATGCTTGTGCAGAACCTTTGCCTACATCACCGTATCCAGCAACTACTGCAATTTTTCCTGCGATCATTACATCAGTTGCACGTTTAATTCCGTCAACTAAACTTTCTCTACAGCCATATAGGTTATCAAATTTAGATTTAGTAACAGAGTCATTTACGTTAATAGCACGTAATTTAAAATTACCTGCTTCGATAGCTTCTTTAATTCTATGTATACCTGTAGTAGTTTCTTCACTTACACCACGTATATTATCAAGTAGTTCAGGATGTTTTGTACAGACGTGCCATGTTAAGTCGTGACCGTCATCAAGTAGCATATTAGGTGTCCAATTGTCAGGGCCTTTTATTGTCTGTTCAATGCACCACCAATATTCTTCTTCAGTTTCGCCTTTCCAAGCAAATACAGGAATACCAAGATCGGCTATTGCTGCGGCTGCATGATCTTGAGTTGAAAAAATATTACAACTAGACCAACGAACCGTTGCACCTAATTTAACCAATACTTTGATCAATACAGCAGTTTGTATAGTCATATGTAGACTACCAGCAATACGAGCACCTTTTAAAGGTTGTTGTTCCTGATATTCATTTAACACTGCCATTAAGCCCGGCATTTCTGATTCGGCAATTGCTATTTCTTTATGTCCCCAATTTGCTAAAGACATATCTTTTACTTTATAATCCATTTAATCCTCGTGTATTAATTTTTCCAACAGTTTGTAATGATCATACGCTTTACGTAATGCTTCATATTTTTCAAGTTTAGCAGGATCCGGTTGTAATATTGCTAAACGGTCTTCGATTTTAGAAAATAGTTCTTCTAAACTTCGCCCTTTAAATTTTATATCACCTTCAAAATTTGCATCACCTTTTACATCAAGGGTATTTGATGTATTTGGATTTACTGTGACCCAAGGTGCTGTGTTATTTGTGTTATAGTGATAGGTACCATAGTTTAATCCTGTTCCAGCTGTACCGTTATTAATGGTCAAATATGGAACTGTCGAATTGCCAGTCACAGACGACGACATATTTGAACTAAAAAATGGATTATGTATATCTGTTGCATCAGCTACATTCAATGTAGCATTATTTGCTGCATTGTCATCTATAGTAATTATATCATCTATATATGGATCATTAATAGACATCGTCTACACCTAGATGTTTTTTCAATTCTGTAAATCCGCCAATCGGGGTTCCATTAATAATTATTTGAGGTAGTGTTCTTGCAGTTGGAACACTTTCTAGCAATTCTTCTTTAACCCAACCGTCGCCAATCTTACGTTCTTCGAACGGAATACCTTTTTGTTTAAGCAATGCTTTTGCTTGATCGCAAAAAGTGCAGTGATACTTTGACCATAAAATTACATTACTCATTTGTTTCCTCCGCTTCTACAATAATATCAGAAGAACATATTTCTTGTGCAACTGATTCTAGCATCGATCGCATTTCTTTTGGCAAATTAAAATTTGCCTTTTCACCGTCTTTTACTAACTTATTAAAAGTTAGTGTTATTTTTTTTGTTTCTATTTTTGCCATTTTATATCCTTATAGATCTGGTAATTCTTCGTAGACAACAGTATCTGACATTGCACCAATAACATATGATGTAGATTCTGTTTCCTGAAGTGCTGATTGTTTTTTGTTTAATTGCACATGTTTGTTAAACCATGGAATTGGGCTTGACTTAGGATGCTCTTCTTGATATTTAATACCAATTTCTTTCAATCTTGTAAATGCAGTATAATCAACAAAATCTTTTAAAATATTAGCATTTAATCCAATTACAACTCCCTTACTGAAAAGATAGTCTGCCCAATTCTTTTCTTCTTGAATAACTTCTTTATAAAGAGCGTAAACTTCATCTTTACATTCGTCTTGTAATTTTACAAAATCAACATCGTCTTTTATTACGGTGTTAATAATCCAAGCTGTCCATTCTGCATGTAATATTTCATCTTGTAAAATTAGACTAATAATATTTCCATTACCGATGTAGATTTTATTTTCTACCATAGCGAGGGAGGTAGCGAAGGACACCATGAATCGTAACGCCTCAAGTGCATATGATGCGTGTAATGCAAGCCAAATTGCTCGTTTGTGATCATAGATTGGAATGCTTTCGCCCAATTCTTTACGACAGTTAAGTTGATGTAATTTTTCATAATAACGACCTATATTTGCAGCCATCCCAATAATTTCATTAGTATCGTGAATTTTATTAAATTCTTCTTTAGGAACACCATACACATTTCTAATTATGTGACTGTAACTTTTTGAATGTATGCTAGTTTCAAAAAATCCCCAAGTTAATGTTAATGCTTCTAGCTCGGGAATACTTACTACAGGGCCAAATACTTGACTAGGTGCTCTACCTTGAATACTGTCTAATGCAGTCTGTCTAAGAAGATTACTAGTGAATATGTGTTTTACTGCATCTGTAGCATCTTTATGGTCTATTTTATCTTTAGTTAAAGAAATTTCTTCTGGTACCCAAAAGAATCCTCTAGCTAGCTCTTCAAATTTTTGAAGTTTGGGATATTTTACCTCTTCAAATCGTTGAACTGTAACCGGACCTTCTGGATCTAAAAACATTTTACGTTTTAGATAATTTGTTTGTTTGCTTAAATTATATTGTTCTTTACTCATATTTTATCTCCATTTTGGTCCATCGAACCATGCTACTAAGCTATACCTTGTGCCTTTTGTAACTGGTGTTACCCTATGAAATACAAACGACGGGAAAAATATAGAAGTCCCTTGTATCCTTATATCATCTTCAGGAGGCTCTTCAGATCCCAATTGATCAAATTTCAAATCGCCACCCTCATAAACTCGAGGATCAGATAACTGTATTGAACAGCTTAATTTTCTATGAAATTGTGGATCTTTGTTTAGCCAAAAAACATCTTGATGGCTAGTATATTCTCCTTTATCAACATCATCATACCTGCCTATTTGCACATAATCAAGTTTTGTTAAGTGAAAATCAAAAAATTTTTGATTAGCTTCGATCGCCATTATCCATAATTTATCAAAAACATCTTTAAAATTTTGATCAGAAGCCTGAATAAATTTTACTTTACTTCTTCGAATATCACTATTAATTCTTCCATCATCTATAGTTCCATTCGTGAAATCGTTATAGCCGACTCTATGTAAAATAGAAGTACAATAATCCGCAGTCCATGCTTGTTTATGATAACACCAATATCCGTTCATTTTAATCCTTAATTAAAGTTTACATGCTTCACAGGATTCTTCATCCATATCTACTTCTGCAGAATTTGAAGAAATACTAACAGTTGGAATAGTAGTTCCTTCTAATAAAGGATAAACAGTTGTTCCTGTAATAGATGCTTTTGCACCTACTTTGTTAATTAAACTATAGTAAATGGTCTTTACTCCCCATTTATAAGCTAACATAAGATTTTTAGCAATCAATGTAGCAGGAACTTTATTATCTTTAAAATGAGCAGGATTGTAAAAGGTATTTGTGCTTAAACTTTGATCGATATAAGCAGCTAATACAGCAGCAGTTTTTAAGTAACCTATACAATCTGTTTGTTCCCACATGAGTTGATATCTATTTTTAAGTTTTCTATATTCTGGAACAACTTGAACAAAGCTACCTGCTTTTGATTCTTTTACTGAAATTAACTCCATAGGCAGTTCTATTCCGTTAGTGCTGTTAAGAACAACAGAACTTGATTCAACAGGAGCAACAGCCATTAATGTTCCATTTCGTATGCCGTATTGTTTTATCTTAGATCGTAGTGTTTCCCAATCTAATGATGGTGTAAAATCAGTTAATTCATTTACTCCAGCTGAGCGACGTTCCCATGGGAACACCCCTTTTCCATACCAAGTATGTTCACTACGTTTACATGCACCTCTCTCTTGTGCTAACTCAACACTTACTTCAGTTAAGTAATAGGCTTGATGCTCCGTCCATCGTTTAACTTCAGACAAACTATCTTTTTCTCCGTATTTTAAATTACGTTTTGCATGCCAATAAGCAAGATTAGTAATACCCACACCAAGAGGTTCAAAGTCCTCATTAGCTAATTTACTTTGAATACTTAAGAAGTCTTGATAGTTAAGTAAGTTACTTAAAGATCTAACTAAGACACGGCAAGCCTTACGCATATCTTGCGGGTTACGGAAAGCACCCCAGTTTATGCTACCAAGAGTGCAAAGAGCAATTCGTCCCTCAGGATCTTCAATTCTTTGGAAAGGTTTCGTGGGTAGTAATATCTCCTGGCATAGGTTTGATTGATATATTGGATCAAGTCTGGTATCAAACGGACCCTGGTTGATAACATTGTCGATGTTGACAAGATATATGCGACCCGTATCAGTACGCTCTTTAAGAATTCCGTTTTTAAATATCGTCTCTGCCGATATAACTTTCTTTTTCTTTGTCTTATCTTGTTCATACTGAAGATACAATTTTTCAAATTCTTTACTATCTCTATAATATGCTTCATAGAGGTCCGGAACTTCATGCGGATCAAATAATGTAATATCTTCTCCGTGTTTGTATCTTCGCCAAAATAATGCATTTACTACTACACTATAATCTAATTGGCGGACACGAGTTTCTTCGGTTCCTTGATTATTTTTAAGAACAATAAGATCTTCAAATTGATAATGCCATACAGGAAATGTAATAGTGCAACTAGCATTTCGAATACCGCCTTGACTACAACTACGCAAATCAGAATACCATTTCTTTAAAAAGGGTATCATACCCGTATGTTTGATTTCTCCATTACGAATTGGTGCGCCTAACGGTCGAATTCGGCCAATTTCTAGGCCAATTCCGGCTCGTTTTGACGCATATTTGGCCATCATTTCGCCGGCTGCAAAGATACTATCCAAAGTATCGTCACTACTAATAAGAACGCAGCTACTAAACTGCTTAGTAGTAGTTCCTAGTCCAGCAAGCACAGGAGTTGCTAAAGTAAAATGACCTTCTGATGCACATTCATAATACTCTTTTACATATTTTAATCTTTTATCTTTAGGTTCAGAATGAAATGCAGTGGCTGCGGCAATAGCATATCGAACTTGAGGAGTTTCGTATATTTGTCCTGTAGCACGGTTTTGAACAAGATATTTTTCTGCTAATTGTGCTATAGCAGCATAGGTATAATTTTCATCTTTACTATGATCTATAAAAAGGTCAATGATATCCCATTCTTCTTTTGTATACCAATTTAATAGATCTTTAGTATACATCCCCATTTCAACGTTTTTCTTAACAATCTCATACAATGGTGGAGGTGTATAAGTTCCGTATACTTCTTTACGTAGCATACTGACTTTTTGTCTTCCAGCTACATATTGATAGTTTACATTGTTAATATCAGGATTTTCTGTTTCGTCGATGAGGTCAACCATTGCTTTTAACAGTAGCCCGTCAATAGTTTTTGTTGATATCCCGTCGTGCAGTTCTATTTGAGCTTTAATTTCAATCATAGATGGGCTTACACCATCAATGCCCCTACACCCATAAGCTACTTGCCTTTGAATTTTTGAAATATCAAGAGGAACTTTAGTTCCATTTCTTTTAACTACTGTAATCATTTTTTACCTTTTTGTGTAATAAGGAAAATATTTATTTAGGTAAGGTAAGTTCGATAAGATATTCTATAAAAATAGTTTTTGGTAAAAGATCAGCGTTAACTGGACCCATATCAGAATAATTAATAACCCAAACATTATCAACACATACTATATTATAGTATGTGTTTTTAGCGTTGTCTACGATTGATTTGAGCTCTACACAACTATTTTTAAATCTTTCTGTTAATTTTATTGTCCAACCAATCATTAATGCTTTGGTAAAGTCGTCATATTTGTTTTCAACAATTATTTCCCACGGAGTAGGCCAAATAGTGTTGTTATATCTATCAATTTTATGATTAAATGGAATAAACGGTGCATTCTTCCAAAAATCCCATATTGATATAAATGGTTCGTTGTCATTTTCTAATGAGCTACGAAATGCATACCACGAAGACAATCGTTGATCTATGCTTTTATCAAACATTATTAAATTAATGTATTAATACTATATTCCACAGTTAATTGTGTAGAATTATTTACACATACTAGATCAAGATAATTTTTAGAAGATTTATATACATCACTAACTTCAAAATATACCTCAGGTGAAGATGCACCTTCTTCTATTGTCTCTACATAATTGTATGTATCTGTTAATGAAGGATATCCATCGCTAGCAATGTTTAATGAGACTTCACCGGATCTTGAAAGTGTTCCATTAAACATTTGATACATTATTGAAACAAATTGATTTTCACCTGTTAGTGGTATTTTAGTAACTGATGTTGTTGCACTTGATGCTACTGTTGCGGATGTAATTTCTACTGAGCTAACTAAAGCAATACCTTTAACCAACGGAGCGTAGTAAAAAGTAGATGAAGATTTATTAGCTACTGATTGGCGATTAAAGTAGTCATTAATTGATTTATTACCCTGACTGTTAAATCTAATAATAGGATTTGTATTGGTGCTGGATGTAATATTATCAGTTAACCCTACACCATTACCGGTTTGAATAAAAAAGTTATTTTCAGATAAATGATTTGTTCTGTATAAATTATCAGGATTTTCTCCGACAAACACACCTTCTCTTACAACGTTTTCAAACCTATTATTTTTAATAATACCGTTGCTTGGACCGGGCAAAGAATCAGTAGTATAAAATTCTAAACCTCTATTTAAATTGCTAAAGACATTTTTTTCAATAGTAGGTCTAATAACAGTTCCGGTTGTTCTAATGCCAATATATAATCCATCTAATTTACAATTTTGTATTGTAACATTTTCACACAGGTTAACATCTCCTGAACCGAGTCCTCCTCCGGAGCCTCGAATACTTATACCGATACCGGCATTAACAAGCCCATATGTAGTAGTGCTTGTAGAGTTAAAAGCTGTTCTAAGAATACAATCTTCTATCGATGCATTAAGAGTATTGTCGATAGATATTAATGCGTTATTAGATGCATAGTTAGGGTCGTATTCTAAAGTCATTCCTTTTATAATTACTTGCCTTGAACGTTTTACTCCTGATTCCATTAGACCTGTTTCAAAAGTATTACCGTCAGCATCTACAGTTCTAAATATATTTGTAGTAGTCGAAACTAATGTTAATTTAGTTAGATCTTCGCCTTCGCCTTCTAAAAATGCATAAGGTGGTAATTCAATGGCATTACTAATATAATAATGTCCTGCTGGAATTTTTAATTTTCTTCGAGAATCTTTTCTCTCGTATGAATCCCAACTAGAATTATAAAAAATTGCATTAACACCAATTTGGAATTCAGTTGAAATATCAGTTGCTGTAAAACTTTGAACAACGCCGAATTCAGAAATACTTACAGCTTCATCGAGTTTATCTTGAATAAAACGCGGAACTGATGAACTAGCAATGTGCGGAGTTTCTGAACGATATTTGTATGGGCTTATTACTGTAGCAGTGCTGGTTACATTCAATATAGAAAAAATATTTTCTATATCGTTTTCAGTTAAAATTCTTGTATTTTCGTTCGAACTAGCACCCTCACTGATTCTTTTTCCGATATACAAATTTTCAGTATCTTGAGCCCAGCCAAATTCTCCGGGTTCTAATTGAGGAACACCATTTTGAAGCTCTTGCCCGCGTCTTACTTGAATTCTTGCTATTTCAACTATAGCCATTATTTTTTCCCCTATATTTGATATTTATACAAAATACAGGTTAATAGACATTAGGGTTTCACTGAATTCTCTTTATAATATTGCTCAATTTTATTGAGCCACATATCTTGATATTTGTCGAAGTCCGAAGGCCACAAATCAAATTGTTGATATTGTAAATCTCTGCTACACATAAAGACATGACCTTCTTTAATGTCTGTTCCGTAAACTTCATTATGTGCCATAATATATGCAACTAATTGAATTTTATAATCTTCGATCCATTCTTCTTTTTTAGGTTTATTAGTTTGTTTGTAATCCATTACAGCAGGACGATTATCAAATACACCGACTAAATCAGTAGTTCCTGAATATAAACCTGGAAAGTATAGGCTTTGTTCCATAGCCCAAACTTCGTTAACTTTTCTTAGCCCATTTTCAATAATTACATCAGCCATTTTATTTGCTTGAACATGAACTGGATTATTTCCTGGTTTTCTTTGCATACCTGCTATAAAGCGTTCAAGATTGGCGTGCATAGCTGTACCGACTCCTGCGGCTTCTTTAGTAATTTGATTAGCTTTGTCTTCTCCTATTCTTTTACGCCATTCATTAAGTGCAGTCATGTCCTTAGTGGCACTAAGTATAGTTGTTACGCTTGGTAGTTTTTCACCGTCGGGTGTATGATATACACGTTTACCGGTAACAGGATCGGTTATTTGTTGACAATTTTTATATTGAAATTTTTCAATAAATGAAGGAGGAGTATAATTCATAAATTTAATTATACTCTCTTAGATCATGACATGTCAAATTTATCCCAATGCTTTTTTAGCTGCACGACTAGCCATTGCGGCCAAAGTCGGAGAACGCGGATTTGAATCTGGTTGTCCTGGAACTTTACCGGGATTTTCTGTTTTAAACATTATTGTAGGATTCGGTTCATTTATATCTTGAATACCTACAGAGTCAATTACAGATTTTGCTCCTGGAGTTTTTTCTACCCATTGTTTTAATCTTTCAGGATCACTTAGACCATAGTCATCAAGATTAAATTGTTTTTTAAATGCATCGAATTTTATTGAGAATTCGTTACCTTTTGCATCGGCCTGATCTCTATAGTTTCTTAAACTAAGAAGCAGGCCTCCTGCATCTAGCATTTCAAATAATTTCATTTTGCTAATTTACTGATAATGCTATGAGATTCTGCAATCTTACGCATAAATCTATTTTCGCGCATTTCACGACCAGATGCACCTGCTCCGGCAGCAGCATCGCTTGCTGCAAATTCATCACCGGGCTCATTCATCATATCAGGAGCGGATGGCTCTGGTGCCGGCTCTGCTGGCATTTCTGGAGTTGGCGCAGCACCCATAGGAGTCGGAACTTGTCCACCTGCTAATTGTGCAATAGCATTACTAATAACCTCGCGTTGAGATGTCAATGTTTCTAGTGTTGCAGCTAATGCAGGACTTACTGCTTGCTTAAATGCTTCAGCTTCAGCAGGTCCAAAATTATGACGAATTTCATCACTTAGCTCAATCATGACCTTTGTTTGATATTGACCAACACGTTGCATCCAACTTGTAAAATCATTGGCCATGTCACCTGCAGATGTAATAGCCTGTGCTTTTTCTTCTTCGTCTTCGTTAATTAGATATTGTAGACTTTCGTTTACAAGTTTTACATTACGACGATAAGTTAACAAAGATTCATTTTTTTGAGATTTTTTAATTGACTTACCAATTTCGTGTCCTTTTTTAACAACAGCTTTTGGTAAATCTTTTGCAGGAGTCTTTTTAATGCCTGCTTCTTTTTTAGCAGCAGCCATACCAACAGCAAATGGTTCTTTGGCCTTCTTTGCTGCTTCCTTAACATCTTTTTCTTTTGGTGCAACTTTTGTAGCCTTTACAACACCGGGCTTAGAACGATCAACTTCGTGTCCTGTTTTTGACTTAGATTTTTTTCCTGCTTCTGTTCCCTTATTACGGTCAGCAACAGCCTTCATCATATCATCAAAGCCTTCTTCAACTGCACATTTACCTGTATGTTGTTTTTCTCCGCACTTAGGGCAAACTTTATCTTTTACTGCTTCTTGGAATGGCTTACCAGCTTTGCCGCCTTTTTGATCTTTACCTAATGCCCCAGCAACAACGTCACCACGTGTTACCTTATCAAATGGGGGATAGTTATTAGCTAGGTTACCGTCGCCGCTGCCTTTAGATCCTTTTGGATGTTTGGCAACTTTAACGCCTTTTTTGCCTTCGCTTAATTCAATCATTTTGTCTTTTAGTTGTTTAATCTGTTCGCCTAGCATTTCTTTAATCCTTGTGTTGAGCAATTCAAGCATTGCTTTGTCTTTTTGATAATTTTCATTGGTAAGCAAATCATTAAACCCTGCTAACCCTTCATAGTGAAAAACTCTAGTGCGTAATTTATTACGCATATCTTCAAGTTGTTCTCTATTGTATTTTTCTAAATTAACTTTAATACCGAATTGTCTATTCATGGTTTCAGTTATTTGTTTACTGGTTAATTTAACATTGAAATCACTGGTTTTCATACTTGTTTCCAATAAGCGTTTTAGTTTATTTATATATTTTTATGAAGTTTTTCAAAACGATCGAGTATAGCTCTTTTATAAAAATCTTTTTTTAACTTAGCATCGACTCGTTTTATTTCAGATAATGTTAATTTATCTTGACTTTTCTTCTTAGATACTCTGCTATGCAATTTTTCTTCAAATAAAGCATATCCGTATTTTTGATCTGTTTGAAGTAAATTCTTATCTACAAATTTACCAAGAGCTAAATTATTTGCTAATAATATGGCAGTTTGTGGTAAGTTAATGTAATTTATAATTTTTTCATTCCTGTAATCTAAAATAGAAAAAAATTGATCTTCTTTAATTATTGTATAATTCCCTAAAGAGATTGATCCATTTTCATTTTCTACAGGAATGGCTATTCCTTTGCGAGTCATAGTATCATTGATCATTTTTGAAAGATCAATAATCTTATTAAAAATTTCAGGAGCTTGTAAATTCATTTATTTTTAATTAAAGTATTATTATCTTTACTTATTGAATAAACACCCCTACGGACTAAATTTTGAGCCAACCATTGTTGGTGCTCGTCTAATGACGAAATTTTCACAGATGGATATTTTTTAACAAACATTTTTTCTTCATTGGTTAAAAAAATGTTAATATCAGAAATTAATTCTTGAAGTTTCATTATTTTAAAGGAAGGGTTAGTTTATTACCTAGCAAACCACCTAGTTTACTATTAGGATCTAAGTTAACTTCTAATCCTTGTGGATTTATGTTACCAATTTTTAATTGGCCAAGATCCGTAGGAATAGATTTTCCTTTCATCTTTGCTAGGTCTGCAGGTTGTGTAGGCATCTGTGTTTGATTTGTTGCTGTAGTCTGTTGCCCTGTTAATTTATTACCAATATTAGTTCCAATAGTATTAGCTGCCGAGGTAACTGCCGTCGATACTGCTTGTTTACCTAATTGTGCAGCACCTTGAGCTACTGAAGATACTGCTTGTTTACCTAATTGTGCAGCACCTTGCGCAACACTTTGAACAACTCGACTGCCAACTGTTAATGCTCCTCGAGCCAGTGCACCGAGACCTGCAACTAAAGCAGGTGCTATTTCATTTACTTGTTCATCGGATTTAATAAATTCTCGAGCTCTCATTTTTAAGCTATTTCTATAATTGTGTTCTTTAATTGACCATCATGTAGATCAAAAATTGCAACATCAATATTTATCGTTTCAGTTAGCTTTTTAATTACTGGTATTTGATGAAGATCATTTAATAATAATCCTATCTCATCATTATCGTCATTATAGACTAATGGCCTATCAGGAGTAAATTTAAAGGTCCATACACGATGTTTTCCTTTATAATTTGTTCCAAAATTTAAAGATTTAATATCTATTTTTTCAACGCTCGGTGGTTCATTAAAATGAACGATTGATTTTATTTCAAGACATCTTAACAAGGTTGTGAAATTTTTATTTTGATCGAATTCTAATTGACTTCCTTGATTTATTCTTCTAACATCTGTTTTCGTTATGTCTATTAATGTTTTTATTTTAATATATTCCATAATATACCTATATTATACAGATATTTATAGTCAAAAAGAAAGGGGTATTTAAAATACCCCTTTTGCTTATCTTAATTTAAAAAAATTAAGCTACTGAGAAGCTTGTTCCTAAAACAACATCAGTTCCGGTTACATCCATAGTTCCGCCAGCTACTGTAGGAACAGTAGTACCTAAAGCGCGAATCATTTCTTGTAAACCAGGAGCAGTTGCACTACCTGTAGAAGCAGCAAATGCAGCGTGTCCGTCAACACAAATGTTGATAACACCGCTAGCATCATCAACTACGTGATATGCTAAAAGTCCACTTGGAACAACTTTTAGGATAGCTTCAACAACACCGCCTAAACCACCATTTACACCAGAACTCATTTCTGGACGTAGATCGCGTGCACTGTTGGAAACGTTTTGAACTGTGATATTAAAAAATTTAACTGATGCACCCATTTGTGCACCGCTTACTCCATTTAGGACGCCTTCTAAACCGACGCCGCCATGTGTTCTTGTAATTCCAGGCATTTTATTTCTCCTTAATCTTTAAAGAACATTGCCTTACAAACGTTCTTATAGTAATTTTATTTATATCAAAATTAAAAAAATTATATTCTATCTGTCTAAATCTTCTTCTTTAACATCACCTGTTATTATTTTTAGATTTTTCACTACTTCTTTACTATCTCTTAATTTTCTAATACCTCGAACAAATTTTGCAGGGTCATTACTTTTAATACTGTTTATTAAACGCCTTTCTAATTCATAAGCTTGGTCTGGCGTATAATTTTCTTTGATCAAGGTTAATAAATTAATAGCACTATTGATAACATGTGTAGCACGGCTTTCGACCATTGCTTCGTTATAATATTTGCTATGTATCGAATTTAACTCTTCCAGTAAACTTTTCGTGGTTTTTTTCAAGTTAATTTCCTTTTTTTGATATTTAGCATATATTAACTATAACATATAAAATAGAAAAAAAACAAACATTGTGCGGCCGCAACATAAATAACTATATTAGTAGAAACCATGAGTCTATACTATACACAGAAAGGTAACACACAATGTTAGAAATGACACAGCTTTTAACAGTTTTTAGAAAACTGTTCACAGATCAAACCTACGGTGAAAGTTTACAAAATTACATAGCTAGCCGTAATCCTCAAACTCCTGCCGATGTAGAATTTTTTGAAAAGCAATGGCAATACGGAAATACTAGACATACAGGGGGACATTGGTTATGAAAATCTTAGCAAAACTATGGGAAGCACTTTTAGAGTGGTCTGAAGAAGTTAACGAATATCGTCGCAAGAATTATATTCATCGCATGTATTGAGAGGAAAAACATGGAACTATTACAAATAGGATTAATTGGATTTGCCTCTTTAATGATAGGCTTTATTACAGAAGAATTGATTATATTTTTTAAATAAATTATGCACAATTTTGAAGTAATAAATTATCAAGAATGGGGATGGCGTAATCAATGGGGCTACACCACTACCATAGCATATTTAGATGATGACGATATTGTTGTTAAAGCTATTACACCTTACAATACAAAATTACTAAAACAGTTTACTAGCTGGGAAGACTGTGAAAAATTTATAGAACTTATTGAACAAGATCGTAGGTTTTAATTTATCAAATTTAATTGTA